CCACGCCAGAAAATGAATAGAACTTAGCGATGATGTCCCAAAAGGAGCCGTGCCAAAACCAAGCGTGGCTGGCGCTATACTGCGTGGAACTCCAAACATACGAACCGAAATTTATCGTCGTTTGGCTGAGTGCCGTCCTGCAAGCGTTTATCGCAGTAGCATTCAGCCTCATTAATTCTACTTGTCCAGCAGCCGCCACAGAAAACACCGCATTAGCATCTGCGCAAGTGAGTGCTCTTGCGCTCGTGAATATAGGGGCATTAGTAATGTCACCGCCACTTACGGCTCCAATTACCGCATCGGTATTCTCCTTGCCCTTGAAATCAAGCAAGGCCGTGGAAGATGAAGTTGTAGTAGTAACCCCGTCCACAAGCACATTCGTTGTATCCGACCACTTCCCACTCAGTATCGTCCCGTGAATCACGAACTGGCTCATGTCGGTGAACACATACACGCCAATTGCAGTGGGTTTGGTAGAGAGCGCGTTCCATTCTTCGAGGGAGTAGTAGGTACGCAGCCCGTTCTCGTAGGCGGCTATGCCAATGTCCGAAGTGGGATTCATGGGCAGGAACTCCACCTTGTTCTCGTCGGAAATGAGTGCCACGTTAGGGCAGACGAGCGTTCTGTTGGTCTTTGCGGTGCTGTATGCGCTCCGCGTCATTTTTACTAAGTTGTTCATATTTCTTCGTTATTTATTTGTTCTTCTTGTTCGTGCCAAAGAGATTCAGTACCTACTGCGCCCGGCTCCCACACATTCGCGTCCACATCGGAAATCCAATGCTTGTCGTTGTGCGTCACCTTGTCGCCGGAGTTGTACGCATCCTGCGCTCCCGTAGGCTGCACCCATTCAGGCCACTCCACGATGCTGATTCCCGTGTAGAGCGCGGGGTTATGGTCTGGCACCCATTGTTCGGATGCGGTGTGCGCCTGAACGACCTTGTATAACTTCTCGTTGTACCAAAGCCTCTCGCCGACTACAACTTCCTTCCCGACCTTGCTTTTCCACGTGGGGAACAGTGCCGCCACGTCCAGCGCGTCCTCGTCGGATAGTTCTTCCGTGTCCGTGGAAAGCATCTTCTTGACGGCTGAAAGGATTTCCCCGTAGTCCGGCTCGGTAGCAGGCTGCGGAGGGACTATCGGAGGAACGTACACGCGCCAGCCCTCGCTTTCGATAGTCACCGAATCTGGATTCGATACCCAAGTCCCGTCTGCCTTTTGGATGACCTTGCAGGTGCTGAACACCATCCTATCGTTGATAATCTTGTAGTAAGTCATATCGTTTTATTTATAGTATTTAACAAGTGCTTCGGGGTTGCTTACCTCCGCAACCGTGGAAACTGTATTACTCCCTTCATCGGAATCAAGAGGCTGTGGCGCGACCGAGCCGATGACAGGAGTTGCAAGCTGATAGAGGACTATTACTGGTGTCCCTGCTGCGTATTGGGAAGCGAGGAAGTTGGCGAATGTCGTTGCGTCAGTCGCATAAACACTGCTCTTTATATACAATCTATTCGTATAAGTAGTAGAGCCATTCCTGAATGAGTTGTCGGGCATATTCATAAACGTACTGCTATCGGTGTGCGTAAAGTGCGTACACAAACAGAGTTGTTCATTCAGGGCATTACCGCTTATAATATCTGCCTGCATCACATTCGTCGATGCCTCACTCCAGCTTTCCGTGCCATTCAGCACCTTAACCCCAACATTCTGAGTGAGCAGTCCGCTTATCAAATCGTGTTCGTCAACATAGTTTCCTACGGCGAAGATGTCGGCGACTGAACAATCCACGCTGTTCTCCGTCAGCACTTCGGGGGTGCCGTCAGCATAAACCACCACCGTGTCGGAAGCCTCCGAGCCTGCTATGAAGTCGCCCGTGCCTTGATTTGCGGAAAAGGTGTTGCTGACGAGGTCGAACATACCCACGGCATTGTCGGAATCGCGCTTTACTGGTACGAGGTTGAGCAAAATGGCGATGCCCTCTTTGACCGTAAAGCCGTACACTTTTTGTTTGCAGAAGTTCGACGCCGTTCCGAGATTGTTTCGGGCGCAGAGGTACAGCGAATAATCCTCGCTGCTGACGGTTTGATAATTCAAATCGTAACTATCCTCGTCAATGTAGTACGTCGAGTCGTTAGCCGTCGTCACACATCGAAAAATATGTCTGTTAGCATCAGCCGCGCTTGCGGTTACGAATCCGTCACCCCCGATGCCTACCTGACAATAGAACTTTGCACCTGCGGCACCCGTACCGAATACCATCTTATATTGGTTATCGCCGGAATTGTCGTCTCGCGCACCGAGCTGGGTGGGGAAGGTGGACGCGCCCGGTAGCGGGGTCGTCAACTGCGCGTCAAGGATAAACTCCTTGCCTACTATGTCCGTGATGCCCGTATCTATATACTGCGTTCCGCTGGATTCGATATAGTTGAGCAGGGTATAACCAAGAGGCAGCCCGCTTTGGTGTTTGGCTTTTAGCTTTCCATTGTTGCAGATGATGTCGAAGGGCGTGTCCGGGGAGGGTGTGGCATTAGGCCCTGCGGTGAAATCATCGCTGCCTTGATTAGTGCGGAAAGCCCCACTAACGAGGTCATACATCCCTATCTCATTATCTGAATTGCGCTTTGCGGGGACGAGGTCGCAGACGAGGGTGTTGCCGTCGTACGTCCGATAATAAGCCACCCGTATGTGTCCTCCAGCGCCGACTGATTCAGGGCTTCCGCTTGCGGCTTGGGCAAAGGAAAAGAGCTTTATGGTGTACGGAGTTTCAAAGTCATCCGTTGTTCCCATTGCGTAGTCCGTTCCGTTCAGCGTAAACATCCCCTTGCGGAGCGACGCAACATACCACGAATTGATGGCGATACTGTCGCTTGGTAACACGCTTCCCGAAGTCTTGTAAAACTGCGCAAACAAGGTGGTCGCGGTTTCGGCCCTTCCCGTATTCGCGCCGAGGGCTATCGTGCGCCTATCGCTACTTGTATATCGTGCGCCGAATACGCGCCCGGAACCGTTTTCGTTGGAAGCCTCCGGGTACATCCACTTAACCTCGATGCGTGAGTCCTGATTGCCCTTCACGCCCGTGTCTATCCATTGGCTTCCCGTAGATGCGATGTATTGCAGTTCCGTGTACTCCTTCGGCAACCTCCGCTGCTCGCACTTTCCGTACCGTATAAGCGACTGAATCGGCATTCTCCGTGCGTTGAAGGAAAGAGGTAGAGTCCCCGAAGCCACGTTGAGCTTCGGAGCAATCAGTCTGCGTCTTAAAAGCAATTTATCCATACCTTACACCTCCATATATACACCTACGCCGTCCATTATGGAAATCTCGTAGTGCTTGCTCGCATTGATGGTCGGTGCGCTTCCTCCAATCCAACTGATACCAGCAGGCCAAGTGATAGTCGGGGCGGTAGAACTTGTGTCGAAAGTCCAATAGTAGTGGTTGACCTTTCCGCTTAATGCGGATGCGAGGGCAAACGTCACCGTACCCGTGACCGTACCGAGTTCGTACACCACATTCTGCACGAATCCGCCCGAAGGCTGTGATGTAGCAACGGAAGGGTGGATGCTCTCTTGTATCTCCGGCAGCACCTTCGACAGCGTGGCGACGGTATCCGCGAAGTCCCCGCTGGTCGCTCCGTATTGGATGTCGGCGCAGAGGGGTGCGGATGGAGAGCCGTCTGCGTGTACGGGAGGGACGGCGCGTTCCGTGCCGAGTTGGTCTATGCTGACCATTGAGGGCAGGGGTTCGACGAGGGTGTATTCTACGGGAGTGGCGAGTTCGTAGTCAAGGTACACGCCGTTCATGGCGGTCTTGAAAACAGCCGGGTCGGTGTAAGCATCGTCTCTAACAAATAATTGACTGCCGCTCATACCAAGAAGTTTATCTGTTTTGTTGGAAAAGCCAAATGCGGTCTCTGTTACATTTGTAGAGACATATTTAGCGCATGTAGAATTTACCCCAGATACGAGTTCCATATAGAGAATCGGATTAACATTTCCGGTCGAGCGATACCATGCATACACTGCGCCCATGTCCATCCTGCCGACTCTCTTCACCAACTTATTTCCAACAATCTCATCATACACGCTTCCTGCTCCTTTCAGTCCTTCAATGGTGAGGATTCCGCCGGGTTCGTACTGGCCGTTGAAGGAAGAAGAGAGGTTGATGCAAATGTCGTGGTTGTAGGTGGTGCCATAAGCGCCACTCATGCAGAAACGGATATAGGAAGTTCCCAAAGGTGGAATGAAGGTCGTATTAGTAATATCCATTCCACCTTTCCATACTGGCGAACCAGTCTGCCCTGTATAGGGAATAAAAGTCTTGTTGGCATCATAACAATAGATAACGGCATTGCTCCCTGTGAAACAATAAGTTGCCCCACCAAATACCTTATAATAGTTCTTCGCGCGGATGGAACCGTCACTTGGGACAAATCCCCCGTTTTCATCAATAGAACCCAACTCCCACTCCTCGTCCCATATATTATGGCTGTACACCTTGATGGCATTGAGGTTCAGAGGCATCGTGGACTTGCGGTAGGGCTCGTAGGTGTCGTTTCGGTTCGGGTCGGAAAGGTTGATGCAGATGTCGTGGTTGTAGGTTGCACCTGCATTATATCTCGCTAACTTAAAATATGCAGCGTTTTGACTTGACGTAAATGTCGACGTGTAGTGATATTCGATAAAATTATGATTTGCGTCATAGATATACACGGTAGTCGAATTATCTCCAGAGGGCCTTTGAAGATAATAATCCGCGTTAGGGAGCATCCGGCAGAAATTTATAGACCTGATAGAATTATCGCTGGTTATAGGTAAGCCGCTTCCGTCAAGATTTCCTACCTCCCACTCTTCATCCCACAAATTAAACCCCACCGTTTCCAGCCCCTCCGCGTCGTTGGATATGAGCGTGCCTGCGTTGTAGGGGTAGTACGATTCGGGGAATATCGCCTCGAAAGCGGCCACGGTGGTCGGCTCGTTCCCTGCTCCGAAAAGAAGGGTGAGGTCAACTACCATGAAATCGCGGAGATAGTATGTAACAACATCAGGAGGGAATGCCCCTGCGACCCAACCTAAATCTTGCGTCTGTGTTGCTGTGCCAATCTTCTCTACCCTATGCCACACCGAATCTCCGGGAATAGAAGTTTCGTTTCCATATCCAGCATCCCAACTGAAGTGCCCCCCAGAAAGACCATTTAATACTGACAAGCCCAAATCGGTGGCAGACTTACAAAATACGGAGATATAGTATTTATGCCCAGTAATAATGCCATCCCCATGCACGGAAATCCCAGAATTAGTCAATTGGCTTGCACTACTACCAACGACAACCGTAGCAACATTCCCGCTTACAGAGAAAGACGCATCATTGTGGGCAGAAATACCGCTTGCGTTTGCAAAATCCCCATTCTTCACTAACTGATTCCACACCAACGTCTTTCCCTTCAACTTCTTCACCACCTCGGCCTTCGCGGGCCACGACACGTTGGTCTTTCTAAACACTATCTCTTGGTCGGACTTCGTTTCGGTCTTGGCGTTGACAGCAGCATTTGGGACGTGGTCGTACACTGCCTTGGCGGACGGGTACTGCGTGTCGGTGCTTGACGAAGATAACGAAGTGACTTTGTTTGTAAGAGCCTCCTTTGCGGCTACGAGGGTGGAAAGCACGGTGTATTCATCAGCCACATCCCACTTGCTCTCTGTAAACGGCTCCGGGGTGCTGATAGCGGTATTGCACTTATAGAGCATATTCCCGTGCATCACCACGTCACCCACAGCGTAAGTCCTTGCGCCACTGTAAAGCGGTGCTATGGCAGAGGCAAGGGCAGAGAGCGCGTACAACGAATTGAGAGCCGCACCAAGTATCTGCTCGTTCTCGTCCGAGAGGTCTTTCAGCACCTTGCCTTGCGTAGCCGATAAAGGCTTCCGTGATGCAGTGGTCATAAGGTTGTTCTTTACATCATCACCCGTCAGCGCACCATCAGCCGCGTGTTCCACAGCCTTCTGCATCTGGTTTAGCGCAGCCGCAGTCACTTCCTCGTCAATGCTCATCGCATCGAACACCGACTTGGGGCTGGCGGTCTTGTCGTTACTCGCCTTGTCAGCCTCTATGTCCGTGCTTATCGTGGGAACTGTCGGAGTATTGGAAAGCAGAGAATAGTCCAACTTGTTGTTAGCGTCTATGACGTTTTGCTTTCCTGCCAGCGCTGTGTTCAGTTCCGAGTTTGTTGGAAGGTCGCCCAACTTACCAACAAGAGCAGAGGTAATCCCACTGTTCAGCGCCGCCCATTGAGCAGCCGTAAAGGATGAATTGTTCAGCGACCACTCATATCCCCATGCGCTGCCGTCGTACTTATAGCGGTCAACCCTCGCAATCTCCGTAGGCGTGGCGTCAGCAGTCGGAATCTGCACGAATACATAGTCGTTGTTGTCAGCCGTGATGGAAAGAGTCGAGAGCTTTGTGGCAATCGCCGCCGCTATCTCCTGCTGCGTCGCTGCCGTGGTCAGCGACAAGTCGCTAACAAGGTTGTAAGTCCCGCAGAAGGTTGCCGTGTTCGTCTGGATTGAACTGTTCACGAAAGCCTTGTCAGCAAGCTGGTTTTCCGAACTTGCCTGCGCAGGGATAAGTTCCCTGACGCCAGAATCCTTTATATTATATGCAGTGTTTCCAATTTGTATCTTACTTATATCTGCCATAATCTTATTGCTAAAAGATTAGTAGAAAAGGCGATTTACGCATGATAGCGATTACTCGTTATATGCAAGACCGACTGTGGGCTGTACGAAACTACCAGCATCAACGCTCTCTACAATCGTACTTCCTACATTTGTACTTGCATCTGTACTCGACAATCCTCCAGTAGCAGCAGTCTTTCCAGTAAGGCTTATGATAAGCGTCTCCGAATCAACACCAGTACCCATAGTAAACGAAGCCTCATTTATAGTCTGAGTGGTAAGTTTCTTGGAAGTAGACGCAGGAGTATAAGAACCACCAGAAGCAGTAGCAACGACATCGGACAGATCGTGATAGGCCATATTACCAAGGTCGGAGAGGTCTATCCTCGTGTCACCAATTCTCTCCCAGTAATAAACCCAAGGATGCGGAATCGATCCTTCTCCAGTACGTATTACGGCATACTCATCATAGTGGTCATTCTCGCCTTCCTGAGTAGGAGAATAGACAAGATAGAAAGTAAAAGGCTCCGCCGCAGCAGCAGACTTCGTACCAGTATACTCCAAATCGTTATATTTCACCTTGACGCCCTGCGGAATCTTCGTTATATCAGGAGCACTCTGTCCGTCCCAGCAAATCTCGAAAGTGAGTCCACCGGCGAGTATTTGTCTTGCGTAATCGTCTGCTATATCATATGTGTTGCCAGAAGGCAAGGTTATTTTGCTAATTGTAGGCATATCTTTAGTTTCTGTTAAGTATTAATGTTCCGTTTACAACTTCAGAGGAATCGTTTACATTCAGTTTGTTATTCCACTTTATTCTTTCTGCATTAGTAATATGTACTTCAGTGTCGGTAATGTGTGCATCAAGCATCTCTACCACCTTATCACTTGAGAATGCCAAGTCTTGCACAAAGGCATTACCAGTACCTATCTTGAATCCCGGCACTTTCTTACCGTTGCCCAAAGTAGCATAGTCTGTATAGATAACTATCGTACCAGCCAACGGTATAAACCCAGCCTTGGATGCCCAGTATTCAGTAGTACCTACATAGATTCCAAGCCTGTCCAGATGTCCCGGCTTCAAGTCCAATATCATCTGAACAGCAGCCACTGCCTCCGCTATTGCAGGCTCTGACAGAATCCTGTTTATCAGAGTCTGTACAAAGACCTTCTTGTTATTTCCGTCCTGAAGGATAGGAATAAGGTCTACATCCTGCAACGCAGAAGCAGTGTCGAATTCCGAGTCACGGACAGTCTTTGTCAGTATCCGTGACTGGATTTCAGCAATTTGTTCTTTTGTAAAGTGACTCACTGTTACTCAATTACTTTAAGGATTGCCTCCTGAACGAAATACTTGTATCCGGGAAGGACTTCCTTGATAAACTTTACTTCCTCTTCAGATGCTTCCACCTCTCCGTCAGCCTCAAAGAGACGCTGTGCAAAGGAGTGCTGTGCAAGAGTGGTTGCGTTCTGGTAGATAGACTCCGCAACGGTCTTCTGAAGATTCTCTGTGATTTCGGGGCCGGACAGACTCGGCTTGAAGGTTACTGATGTAAGATTAATTTTCATATTGCTGTATTGTTAAATTGTTTATTGATTGTTAGATTGCTCTGCATTTGACGGTACTATTGCGGCTATAGGGCCTACTTTAGCAAAGTTGCTACCGCCAGTTGCGAATAACACGAGGTCTTGCCATAATGAAGGAAGTATTGTGACTGGATGCGTATAATAATAATCATACGTAACTTGTTGTCCAGCCTCCACCATCTGCGCTGGAATTGTAATCTCCTGCTCGTCAGTTAATTTAAAATCAGTTTCCGGATCACGCCCTGCATGATAGAGCCACACAGTAACATCATCAAAATTATACCTGTTAGATGATTCATTCACAAGTGTAATAGTAAACTTAACACTTGTATGAGTTTGTGATGTTTTATCGGCGGTAAGTATTGCTCTTCGCTGTGTACTTGTTACAAATATTATCCATTTTTTAGTACAAGGTAAAGGAATATATGTAGCCTCTTTAAGAGAAGAATCTGAATCACTACTATCAGGTACCTGATAAAAACTTATATCACCACGAGAACAAAGACATGGATATACATACCAAGTTCCAAGTTTACCAGCAAAATGCTGAGGTGTAAATTTTGGAGAGACAGAATACCCACCATTATCCCCCAATGCTGTACTATTTGTTTCTACAAAGAAATTCGGATTTGCTGGTATATCTCCTACTAACAGATAGCCTACAACACAAAAATGATATGTAGATAAGTCAGAAAAATCAGCAAGTGTAATTTCATAAGGAAGCGGGTCTTCATTCTTTATAGCAGATATAGGCATTGTCTGTGCAGCCTGAGTAGAAACAGTTATATCCGCAGGTGGTAACAAGAGTGGCGTATTAGCATTGTGATAATAATTATCAAAATCAAGGAGTCTAAACCACTCGTTTTCACCAAGATCGCCTTGTCCCTTTCCGCGAGGTGTCTGGTACACCCACCCATTCATAACTTTCTTCAAATTTGTTTCTGTATCATTATCATATACTTGATACAGTTTCACGCCACTATTATTTACTGAAGTAGGACTTCCAAACTCTGGCCAATGTAATCCAAACTTCCTTCTGTGTGTTAGACTTGTACTTTGTGTCAGATATTCAGTTTCTAACTTGCTACTTCTATATGGTTTCCACTTTGCCCACGGATTGATTCTATGTAATGCCGTCCGAGTATTATTAGACTCGAGTTTGAAATCACCACACAACTGCCCAAGGTCTTGCGTACTTCTCGTAAGCGCGCGAGCCACCTGTGCTATTGACAAACCATCGTCGCCTTCCACATCCTTATATATTCTACCTGTTTGTGAATCTACTGCCATAATATCTAACTAATTTGAATTGTCCAAGAACCATTAACCTTCCTAAAATTACCTATATCGCCATTAGGCTTCATAAATGTTATAGTGTAATTAGAGCCACTCTTTAATGCATAGGTTATTGCATACCAGCAGTCACTGTTTTTTGCTATCCTCGTCACATTACCAGCCATTATTGCGTTTACATTATTATTTAGTGTAGTAATGTCTTCCGAGGACAAAGAACTATCATCAATGCCTGATATTGTGATATAATCATCTGCGGTTGCACCTGCTGCCCCTGCGGTTATATTACCAGTTGCCACTATATTCCCGTGGAAGTAGAACGCACCAGAAGCATATTCCACATAATTATTATTATCATTTGCAACAGGATACCATTTACTTGCGTGAAGTTCCGAGAAAAGAACATCACTGGCACCTAACTTATATCCGCCATTTGTATAAGGACTAAAACCTGCTGCTGTGAATTTGCACTTACTTGAACATGCAAATGCTACAGAAACGGTATCCCTTGCATAAAGGTCTATATTTCTTTTTGCTGTAGCAGAAGCGTGACCTATTGCTATATCACCATAATTATCCTGCGCACCGCCCCACACTGAAAGGACTGGATCGTCGCCATCTTTAGCCCATATGTTACCGCCATAAGCACCAAGATACAAAGCCTTTGTGTATACACCACTCCAATATGCGCTGGAATTACCAATAGAATACTGAGAGGTGTTTTGCATATACTCTACAGTATATGCTGTAATCAAATCCCAAGTATATGTAGTTGAATTACCACTTACATGTTTTGTGCATCTGTAATACTTCCACTCTGAGCTTGAGTAATATTTAACTATATCGCCTTCTTGGGCATTATAATTAGGGACGGTAGAAGGGTTATTATACTGTATCCAAGTATTACCATTCCACCTGTAATAAAGTGTATCACCCCCTGAAGTATATTTGACTACATCACCGTTCTTCTGGTAATAAATAGTACCATCTTCTAATTGAACTGGATATTTTGTTGGCCTAGACGTGCCAGACGAAGTATCATATATCGTATTAGCCGTACCCATATACACAACAAACGCTGTAGGGGCAGGGGTAGTCGCAACATTAGTAGAAGCTATACCTTTATACTTTAATGTATACTCAGAATATGCTGAAAGACCTCTATGAAGCAAGTCCTCATCACCACGAGACATATATGCGGCAGACAACCCCATAGAATCGTAGGACTGCAAGCCTATTTCAGATATTCTTGGGTTAGCCGTCTCCCAATTCGATAGTTTTACTACAATCTTGTAGATTGATTTATTACCATCATCTCCCGCCGCCTGTAAAGACCCAGCATTCCAGAATGGAGTAGTAAGATTAGAAACAGTAATAGGAGTATTTTGCAGTGCAGTCCCATTGGCATCAAACGCTTGGACGGTTATATTATGTGCAATCCAAGACTCCTGTCCGAAGTCTATGTAAAACCTCTGCCCCCACCTATAATAAGAACTATCGGCTGTAGGGACATATATCGTAATCGTTACCTCTTGACTTGCATTGCCTAATGTAAGATATGCATAGTCAGGCTTCCCATTGAAAAGTTTGGTAAGGTCTGGAGAGCCGGTTCCACTTGAAATCTCGCACCGTCCACCACGATTGTGAAGGAACGCCAAATCGTTAGTAAAGAACGGAAGTATAATACTCCCCTGCTCCGTGCCTACATTGAGGTAGTCTATTGTCTTTACATCAGGATTAGTCCCGTCAAAGTAAACAGGCAAGCCATTATGTCCTCTCTGCACTAACTTAACACCACCTATCTCATTTCCTGATGCTGCCTTCAAAGAAACTGTATACGGAGAAGAAGAACCAGTTAATGATAGTCCCGTACTATAAGTATATGTGGTATCAGTCCAAGGGACTTCAACGTATGCCTTTTCACCAAGAGATACTTCTACTGGGTACTTTTGTGTGCCAGATGGCCTACTATAACCTATTCGTATCCCGCCACGATAGTCCGAATGAGCAAGTGGTAGATCATAATTAAGTTCGCCAGTACTATTATTTATCGATAGTGTGCTACCTATTTTTACACCACCAAGTGTACTTGCGTTTGCTTTCGGAAGGATGTAATTATTTGCATTTTCTGCTATCCCGTCAAGTTTAGTGAACGCGGCCTTCGTCATCAGCCCGCCAGTCGATAACGTAGCAAACGGCAAAGAATACCATTTTAATGAATTAGTATCGTCTACCGCAAGATAATTATATGTATGCGATTCAAGATTTGCGGATTGTTTGTTCCCGGGTGCATAACTGAATGCAAGTCCGTTTGTAGAATTGGTTACGACACTATATGTAGGAATAGTAATATTCGTTGCGACCCACTTCTTTTCGCCACTTACTTCACCTACCGAAAGAACTTGCCCTACAGTAAGATCGCCTATAGCATCAGTACTTACATCACTAAGGTCACTCAGATAGGATACTCCACCTCCACCACCCTGATTTCCTGAAGGTACTCCAGAAGAGATAGAACCTGTAGCGTAGAAGTTACCAACAAGTTTCCAAGCATTTACATTGCTATCCCAAGTGAGCGTAGATTCAGGACCGCCTTCAGATACATAACCATTAGTAAGCCAAAAAGCAGTAGAAGTAACTTTAGACAATCCTGCAAGGGTAGTCGAACCGCCACCAAGACTAATACTCGTTGTGCCGATTGTTAATGCACCATCACCTTGAAGATATGTATTATCTATGTCAGTTCCATGCCAAGTACCGGTCGTGATAGTGCCAAGCGTGGTGATATTAGTACTACCGATCCAAGAGGAAAGTGCAGTATTCTCTACATTCGACAATCCAACCATAGCCTTCGACAACGTAAGGCTGCCTTGAGCACTGTTAGGGGTATATGAAAGTTGCTTAGTGCCACTACTATCATTTATGGTGAGACCGTAAATTGTCTGATGCGAGGTCAAATATGTATTTGAATCAAGTGTCCAAGAGTCATCATTATTACGCCTCAGCAACCCTGCACCAGTTATACTTGAAATTGCAGTAAGATTTGGGTTAGAAGGCTGGCTGCTTGGTATATAGACATCTTGTTCAACATTATCTATTGTTATTGTTGCTATCTGTATACCAGATTGATATATCGAATCCCACTCAACTGCTGTTGAACCAGACTGGTCGTCACTTGCCGCACCGGAAGATACAAATCCATCTACATAGAGATTACCTACTAAGTGCCATGAATTAGCAGTACCATCCCACGTCAAATACTGGCCGTTAGAAAATTTTAGTGATGCTGTTGCGGAAGTACCTACATAGTATTTTTGCCCGGCAGTGATATCTGTTGTTGCGTTGACATAACTTCCCGCCGATACACTATTAGGAACAGAAAGGTGAGTTATCGTTTGAGCTGCACTGTTCCCATCAAAATATATCGGAAGATTATAAGAACCTGTATTAGCATAATTGTCAATCTTAGTCTTATACGAAGAAGTAAGACCGGAATTGATAGAGGCCCACTGCGCTGCTGTAAAGCCAGAGTTATTCAGTGTGTATTCATAAGCCCAATATGGCGTTGCTGGTGCTGCTGGGACTACATACTTGTAACGCTCTACCCTTGCAATCTGAGTCGGAGTCGCATCTGCTGTAGGAATAGCTACAAATACATAGTCATTGTTATCTGGAACTATCGGAGGGACTAAAGACGCAAGTTTAGTCGCTATTGCCGCTGCGATCTGCTCGCGTGTCGCACTTGTAGTCAAAGAGAGGTCTGTTACACTATTATAAGACCCTCTGAAAGTAGCGGTTGCGGTCGATATACTTGAGTTTACGAAGTCCTTATCAGCAAGTATATTTGTAGAAGTAACCTGCGACGGGATTAGCGTGTTCAGGTAAAGACCACTATGAGTTACTGTAGATGTTGTATGCTCATGTCCCGAAAGTGCGACGGTCTTGTGCGTCAACTCGTCGTCTATTATCAACTGTGCCCAACCATTAGTTTCAGGCCCCCATGATACTGCTGTTCCTCCGCCTCCACCACTTGACTGACTGCTCGGGGTACCAGACACGATGAAGCCTTCTGCCATCAAGCCGCAGTACTTGTTAGGGTTCAGTTTAAGCGCAGTATGAGTACTGTCTATAACATACTCTACAAACATATCGTTTGTAACGCTGTGTATAGCAGTGTACACATCACCGCCCGTAACAAGTCCTGTGTTCCCGGAAGAAACTGCACCTACAGTCATATATGCGGCAGCACCAAGACCAAGCATCGAGGCAATACCACTCTTTGACAAGTAGATGTAATTCGGTTCGTCGTCTATTGACAAATTACCAAGCCTTACATCAGTACTTTGATTATACGCAGGGTAACTTTGGTCGGCAATCCAATAGACCGTGGAGCCGCCACCACCCCCTCCACCGCCTCCGGCTTGTGAAGATGCGCCGGAAGATATGTAGTACTGAGACCAAAAACCATAATTTGACTCAATGCTTTCTATGGCCTGTGTACTCTCATTCCTGTGTACTGTGAACAGTGTATTGAGAAGCGTATACGCGGCATCACCGTTGTTTATCTTGGTTAGAGTATTACTCTCTATACTTAGGCTAATATCACTTGTAAGCGCACCGCCACCAGACAATCCTGTTCCAGCGGTTACTTCCCTCCCGTTTGGCACATAATTAAGACCAACATATGACTCTACATCACCAGCAATTTGCGTAGCCGCATTTACTAACCACTGGTCATTAAAAGAGTGTGTATGCCCACGAAGCGCTACTATCTTCGGGTCTGATTCCTCTTCACTATTATTTACATATAGGGATATATACTTGTTTATAGCATCGTATGACCCCCAATAAACGGTAGAGCCTCCACCGCCACCTCCGCCCCCAGAACCGGGAGCGCCGGAAGCAACGGATTGGTCTGAATAGAACGGAAGCGGTGTATGTAGATACTGCTTGCCACTTATAGTAACTACCTCCAGATGCTCGGCTGGATTCTCGGGCGTACTCGCACTTGTCTGCGGAGCGAACTTTACACCTTTTACTAAAATGTCAAGATTTGCCTTACCCTTTAGAGGATGATACAGGGAATCGGCCATAGCCTTGCTAAGACCACCGCCTATTCCTCCTCCTGAGCCAGTACCGCCTACATTGACATTTACTTTCATTGCCTGTTACTTTGAAGATGACTTTGCCTTCTGCTTGGAAGCCTCAATCTTTTTCAATTCTATTTCCTTCTTGTCTTTCTGCTCGGACTCCCTCTGCCTCAACTCACGGTCAAATTCCTTTATCTGCTGCGCTAATTTTTCCCTTTCGAGTTTGAGTTTGTCCTTCACGAGTTCTTCATCATTCTCCTCGGCATAGATTCCAAGGCGCATATACTCTGCACGAGAGTTGATTTCTGCGACCTTGATGGAAGTCTCGTTGTCGCGCTGATTCATAAGGTCTTTGCTTTCGAGTTCCTGCTGCTTCAACTGCATCTCTGCCTGAACCTTCTGCTGCTCAATCTGGGCCTGCTGTTCCTGCATCTGCTGCTGACGCTGTTCCATACGACGCTGGGCTTCCTCAACGATATGAATCTTCTCGGATATGGATATGGACTGATAGAGTTTGAGTATGGACGAGAAGTCCATAGTCTGATTCTGAAGTGCCGCCTGCGCAATCGTCTCTATCTGCTGGTCGAGTTTCTGGGTGTTGCTGGAGTTGTCAACGACAAGACCGTAGTCGCACTCATTGAATTCATCTCCGTCAATCTCCATTATCTTCCTCGAACCGTCAGAGAGAATATACTGGAACTTCTTGCTCCTTCCCCTGATTGCAGCCTTGGTGTATTCAAGAAAACACTCCATGACACGACGCTTGGTATCATCGTGCTTCTTGAACAACCAATCCGTGATGTAGGAGGATTGCAGGACTGCCCTTTCAATTCCCCCTACAGTCTCACGGTTATATGTATTTCCTTCCCTCTGGCGATTGATTCCAACGAGATCGGACATAGAGTCTTTCGTCCACTGGAGAAGGTTGATGTAATTCTGTATGGAATTACCCCAGTCGGCATCAATATAACCCTTGCTGGCATTATTGAGTCCACCTGCTATCACGCCCTGTGCGCTACCCTTATTCGACTCATTGAAGGAATCCCTGACAAGCACCTTGTTCGCACGGGCGAAATACAGCCACTTGTCCACCTCCCAGTCGTGAGGTTTCATAGCAAGGTCGAGTTCCAGCAGCTTACCCCAGTTGGTAGCAATAAGGTCTATGAGTTTCGCGTGGATTGCATCGTACAGGTAGTTGTACGGCTTCATCATATCCACGAGCGTATAAGGACGAGACTCATTCACATTGTACAGAGTACCCACAATGCCGAAATTGCACCTCGAAGGGTTTGACATAGAGTTACTCTGCACAAGACAGGGACGCATGGCGACATAGATATTCTCACCAATCTTCACCCCGTGCCAAGCCTGATTCACCCACATAGGAATTGCACTCTCACCGGCATCCTTATCAGGTATGTATGTATCAGGATAGAAGTCGAACACTTCATTGCCATCCTCGTCAAAGGACTTGACTTTGAGAATCTTCCTCGGAGACTTCCACCATACCTGAACGACACGGACGTTTCCGACGACATCATAAGGCAGAAGCGTAGAGCCTATGCCTCCGTCCATCCATTCGAAGGCATCTGCGAACTCGTGATTGTTTCCTTCCACGAGGATTCCGTTTTCTCCATATACTCCGAAATTTGGGCGGAATGCGGCTGCATCATTAACATTACCCGCTTCTCCAAGGTCACTCATACCGCCGAAGTCTGGCATATCGTCAGTAAGCCACTTAATATCCTTCTCGGACAGTTCGTCGTAATATGTGTCTATAATCTTTTCCCGTGACCAGTAGTCCTCATAAATTACGAGTCCTGCATCTTCAATCCTGTTGGAGTATCCGTTATGGAACACCCTTAACTTCATAGGATTGAGTCTGCAAAGCGCAGGCTCTCCACCAACGATGGCACACTGATAAGCCTCCATACCGGCTGCTGCTGCATCTACGAGTCCGTCATTGAATTTGGTATCAAAGTCGTCCTCCATAGTGTAGTGTTTCATCAACTCGTTACCACGCTTCTCTCGCCTGTCCTGATAACTGTAGTTGAAGTACTCCATATCCGCCTGCAAGTCCTGCTGTGCCTGAACATCGGAAATCTCGGTATTCTCCACGAGTTCCTGAATGGCTGCATCCATAGCCTTGCGCTTGTCCTCTTCCATCTTCGAGATGGCATTGGGATTGGTTACAATCACCCTCCAGTCGAAGACTCTCGCGCCCTCTTCTCCGCGCAAGGTATTTATCTTCGAGTTGATGATAGGGTAATGCTGAATCTTCTCCGGCACAAAGGCGGTAGATATGTCACCCGGGTTTATGATTGCCGCAACATCCTCCATATGGATAATGCCATTCAGCAAGTCATAGTTTATCTTCATATGCACTACGTCCTTGCGAACTGGAGAATAGTTGAAGTATGTCCTGTTTGCTCCCCACTCGACGCACGCTTTCCTCCAGCTCTCACCTTTCTTTGTGCTGGAGACCATCTGCCTCGGGAACGCCACGCTTAAATCCATACAAATACTATATTAATCGAGGCGAATCTAATGTAAAATCCGTCTCGAAAAACAAGTGTAAGTAAGTCACTTAACTTTCCTAAATGGATTAGTAGTGAGTTTTCCTGCGAGACTGTTGCATCAGGTGCTTCTGCCAGTCCCTGTCGAAGAAGTCATCATCTGCCGTGTCCTTGACTTTCTCTTCGTCTGGCTTTCCGCCAAAAGTAATTATAAATTGCTCTCGGTAGAACATGGCTTGAAACATTGCACTCACGCGGTCAGTATTCTTTTCTGGCGCATAAGAGACCAACTCCTGAAGGAATGCTCTGTTACGAATTTTATATAGTTGAGGTACTTCCTCTATGTGTTTTTCGCCAACTTCATCTGTAACCTCTACTGGAACAGTCTTTTTCAACCAGTCATTGATAAGGTCTATACCTGTACTGATAAGAGCAGCATTGACGGAAATTCCTTTGGAATTCGAGCCGAATAGACTGTACTTGATAAGTCCTTTCTGCTTAATCCATTGCGGGCAATCAGCAAGCATGTATAGACACTTCTTCTTGGAGAAATAAGCAAACATCATCTTTCTATTTGCTTCATAACAGACCTTTGCATTGTAAAATTTAGCAAGAAGCCTTACTATCTCGTAGCCGTCCTCAGCAAGTGATTGTCGCCCTGTATACTCAGCAACTATTTCATCATTATACAAGTCAAAGACAATAGCCGACATTAAAGATTCAGATTCTGCTGAATCGTTATCAACGGGGTCAACTGCAACAAGATACCTTGGTGTATCACCACGTTGCTCTTCTGGCATGTGAAATATCTCCAACGCCCCCGGCACTTTCTCCTTGATAGGATATTGCCTGATAGGAACTTCGTCTGTTGCTCTGAACTCAACTTTTCCGTTTGCCTCTATCAACTGCCCTATGTACACATCGTCATATGCCCTCTGGTCTGCATCGAGTTGCCTTATACGCTCGTTTATCATCACTGACGGAAAGAAGGTAGAACGAACACGCAGGATTGCTTCCTCTGGAGTAATTGGCATCTGGGCAGTTCGTTTAAGCAAAGATGCTGCGTCACCACTCTTCTTCACATTGTAGCGATCCATCAGGATTTGCATCAAAGCCTTTGTCACATCAGAGTTCCCATCCTTATCCATACAGTCGGCACGGGATATATACGACGGAAAGAAGTAAGCGAACTTATCTACACCCCTGCCTCGCTTGTCATATACATTCTCCAAGGCATATACTTCATACGCTTCAGGGTTATATAGCATAGTGCGGAGTCCGGTGAAGTCAGACTCATCATCACCAGCGGTATTATGCGTAATAATATTATTTGCTATATAAGTATGACTGCCAGATACAGACATGTTATATACCAACCTCTCTCCTATATACTCAACTGATTTTACAGACGAAACTTCTAATTCTGACGTGTCATATTGTGGCGCTCTCTTGCTAGGGTTGTCTGCAAACCAATTCATTATAGATAGCAAAGCCGCTTTTTTATGCTTACATATGATTGGTATATTCTCATAAAAATTACTTACATTTTTTCTACCTCTTATGCAGAAACGATAGTATGGATTTTTGTCTTTTCTTCCTATACCAAGTCTAGGATTATACTTTGTAATATGACCAAATATTCCGAGCTTTCTGAAAATAACAGATATCTGCTCTAAAATTTCACGGTTACTTTGCGTAAGTTCTATTGCTTGATTCTTTACTACTATTGTACCATCAGTATCATATAGCCCAGCAAGCATCAGACAACTATCTTCCTTTGTTAATTTCTGGTAATTATCAGGAAGCCTTTTGTTACATTTAACTTGTCCATAGATACCTATCTTTCTTAATTCTGAACAAATACCCTTAACACGTATGTCTTTATATAAATTTCCATTTTTCGTTATATGAGAGGCGCTTAAACCAGTTTCGTACCTACTCTCAACATATTTAAGTAGTTCTGTGTCTTCTGAGCTATATTTCGGAGTATTGTTATAGCCATAGGAACCATCACCTATAAGCATACCTACAAGTCTTGCATCAAACAATGTTTCTGCTCCAAAAGCGGGAATTCTTCTGGCTTCACACACCCTTTGTCCTACTTTAAGTTCTCCAGCCGGAATAAAAGAATATGCAAAATGCATTTCATTCTCGCCCCAAGTATAGTTCCCTGTATACGGCTTATACTGCCATTTTTTCTGCACATAAATAGGGTGATCTACAGAACACTCTAATGTATTGCCATTTGCAAGAGTGATTCTGACACACGGCTTAGTTTTTGGTGTTGTTAGCAATTCAATGCTCTCCGGAACGGCTTTGCAGCCATCAAAGCCGAATATACCATCCTCCTTTCTTAGTTCTTCGATATTTATCCTTCGCCCATCTGGTAGCCACACTTTAGTACCGGCACAGACACATCCTACCGAGTAGAGGAGCGCAAATGGATTGTCTCCTTCCTTTACTGAATCTCGTACATTATCCCACACATCCTTAAAGTTTGGGTAGTTACCCATCTCCTCAAACAGGATAAATCCTCGTTTACCTCGAATCTTACCTTCATCATCTTTAACAGACAAACCCATTACGGAATTAAGGGAACTGTTCGGAGACACGTTACCGTTGGCATTCTTATACCCCATTACCCAGAGCATATCACTTGCACGGCGTGTAAGCATAAGACGAGGAAATTCAGTATTTGCGGCACAGAAGTCAATCATCGGCGTAAATTTCGACAGAGTACCATCTTTCTGTGCAAGATACTCTTTCGTGTAAGCAGTCAAAACAGTCGTAACGCGCTTTGTGGATTCACTGTCCTCCCCCAAAAGAAGGTTATGTGCCATCAGTCCAGCTAACCCATAGGACTTACTACAACCTCGGCGAGCCAACTCCATACAGTGTTTTCCTGCGTGTCTGGCTTGGTCAAGATAATGGTATCTGTAATAGATACCCTCCCAAAAAGCAGGGAATCCTTCTATTCGGTGAGTAACGCCAGTCTTCTTTGACTTGACATTTATCATTATCGGACAGTAGTTCAGGAACCAGTACATAAGTCCTGTAACCCATTCCCCGTCAGATTCCCTTACATAACCGTCACGGCACCTGCGAAGTTCCTCATCAAACCATTTACGATATTCACTGTTAGGATTGGAATTAGGCCGCAAGAGAGTATAACATCCATTCTGCTCATAGAACTTGATAGCGGGGCGGAAGTAATCCATATCCTCCAATATGTGAGGATGGGTAATATCAACAACTATTCTATTAAATTTGTCCCTCGGCAAGTCCTTTGCTCGCGGCCTGTCTCCAATCATCCAAGACAATAACGGTACAGTGTCAATAAAATCCAAGAACTGCTCGCTTACTTCCGCAGGGAAGGAGTCAAGCCATTCTTGGGTTATTGGCGTTTGGTACTCATTAGTCTTTATTACCGTCGTCGGCATATAAGTCTGGTGTAGTTATAGTAAATTCACCAAAATGTGTTTTTACTATTGACTTTTTCTCTGTGCCCTGTATGTCGTTTTGCAAGTGATGCCTTAAGATGCTTTTAAACATCTCCCAGCCACGATCTCCAGTATAAAAGACACCAGACCCAAAGTCAATCTTGTGAATCATCTAATTACTTTGTTCCTCTAATCCTGCTAATATGAATTCCTTTGCGTAAGGAAGTTCTTCTATCCACCTACAGAACATCCTCCACTGAGGAAGCCTATGATTATGACGCTGCTTATATATCCTACGGAGAGTCTGGTAAGAAAACATCCACACCCTGCGCTGCATAGTACATTCAGGAAGATTCTCCTTCATCTCTACAAGCTCGTCCTCCTGAAGCCCTTTGCCTTGGATATGCATCGTG